AATTTTTATGGACACTCCGATATAGTAAATGCCGAGTGCTTACAGGCGGTAAATGAAGTATTCTCTGAACAAAAGAAGCGGTTCCCCGATGAAAAGATTTATGAGTTCAGATCATTCGCGAAATATTCTGATGGTTGTGGTAATCTTGCCCAGGGCAAGTGTGCTGATTTACTCCGCAAGTATGACTATCTCGGTAAGGATTCCATCAGTACAAAGTGGGGGCACTTCTATTTCGGTAAGGCTAACCGCCCGTATAGTGTCCAGACTGGCGCATTTGAGAATATGGGCTATGCCGATCAATCTGCTCGTAGCTTAAAGTTGAGGGGAATCGAAGCTGAGATTACTTATCAGGCTCCACATTACATTGTGTCTGCTGGACATTTCAGGACATATGAGGAAGCCAAGAAGTATAGTGCCGAGCTTTCCGCTAAAGGTATAAGTAATTTTGTTGTTAAGAAATGAGGTATATTATGGACGAGAATTTATTTAAGATTGTACAGTATGTATTGTTAATTGTGGTATTATTGGTTGCCAGATATTTAGTTCCGGCAATTAAGACATTTGTGTCGAATGAGAAGTACGAGAATTTAATTGACTATGCTGAGAAATGCATCAACGCTGCCGAGAAGTTGGTTACTGGCTCTGGCGAAGATAAAAAAGCTTATGTTACCGACTTACTACAGGCGTGGATCAAGAAGTCTGGCATTAAGATGACTGACGAACAGATTTCAATTTTGATCGAGGGTGTATTTGCGGAGCTTGACGGCATTACAGTCAACACTTATAAACAGGAAAAGTCCAAGTGACATTGTGGGTATCCAGAAATGGATGCCCATTTTTTTGCAAAATAAAAGAGCCATCCTTTCGGACAGCTCTCTCCTTAGTACGTTTTAGCCTTGTTTAGCGGGCATGGCTTGTTCTCTTTTGTACAGTTATAAATTAACATACTTTGTCGAGAATTGCAAGCAGAATCGTTCGACAAAGTTCGACACTAGAGGGCATAGCAAAAGGCGACATACATATATCTACAATAAAATCGCTCTTATAGACATATTTATATCGCCTTACACTTTTTAAAACATAATTGTGGTCAAATTGTGGTCAAACCATTTTTTGACTGCTCTAAAATCCTTGATTTCCTTGGTTTTCTGTTCAACACACCTGAAGGGAATCGAACCCCCAGCCACATTTCTATATCACCCCTCAAAAAGTCGCATTTTTATTGGTTTTCAAGCATTTCGGGCATTTTTAGCCTTTGCTAAACTTGGTCTTTTTTAGCCTTTTTTAGTCTTTCTTGGTGTAAAAATTGTGG